GCTCCACATCATAACCATCACGAATAAATTTTTTTACCTTATTTGCAATTTCTCCCGCCTCACCAGCAAGGCCCAACGCAGGGTAAATTATCTTATGTCTGTCAGGATAGATAGCAGTCTTCAATGCTTCTTTTTGATAATAGTTTATGTTCCACTGGTCCTTCATTGTGTCTCTCCAAAATCTACCTTTACAATATTATCTTCACGAGCAAGAACCTTGTTGGTGATACTTTTGGCTTCTTCACTGTCTACCTCGGCGGAGAACGCTTCTGCTATGGATATAAAACTAAGACGAGCCATGCCTGCATCCCACACCTTATCAAAGTCGTTTTCGAGAAGCTCAATCATACCGCTCAGAACCACCATGCCCGCAGGAATCTCATCGTCAGGAACACTGTCCTCATCTGTCGTATCATAGGCTGTCATACCAAAGCTGTCTGAGTCAGAGTTGCTCAGTATGAGGTAGTACTTATCTTGAAGAAGACTTGCCTTTTCCATTTGCATTTCTAAATCATTTATTTTATCTGTCATTTTTTTAGCCAATCTGTAGGGATGCTTTTTTCTGCCCACTCAAATCCGTGACGTACACACCAGTCTGAATACGTTGTCTTGCTACCCTTATATATCTTGTTACGTGCGTTCATAAATACAAACCGTATATCCAAGTCAGGATGTTGCTTTTTGATAAGTATCATCTTAACTCTGTCAGGTTTAGTCAACTGACCTTTTGCCTCAATGTATATGTCCGTGTCTACAAGGTAGAAGTCTGGGGTGTATGTTTTGGGGTCGGGTATGTAGGTTAGCTTTTTCTTTTCGTACTCAAAAGGTATCTTGCGTTCTTTTAAGTTTACAGCCAGATTGAGTTCAAATTGAGAGCGGAAGCCAGCCGCAGCAACGTTAGAAAACTTACGCCTCATAATACTAAGCTCATTGAGTTCATCCTTTGCTTTAGGTAGCCTGCTAGTTTTGGTGATAGCCTTTGAATTGAATCTAATTCTCTTATGATAGGGGATATCGGAACGCACACATTAACTCCACTGTATGAAAGTCTACTTATAGTCTGCAAGTCACTCTCTATTCTCATGGTATCTCTCTCGTATGTTTCACTTGTTAGGTTTCCCATCTCTGAATAGTTTTCCCTGAGAGTGAAAGGNAGTCCTCTTTCATTCTGCCGGAGATACACAACGTTTCTTTCTCCACCTCTCTGTAGCACAGACTCTACATAAACGTGATGTACGTTGTTGTTGAGCTTTATTAACTCAACGTTATACTCCGGCATAAAGATGTAAGGCATTAGATTTCTTTCTTCTTTAGTTTAGTATACCACACACGAGGTGGGTTTTTTGCCTTAGAAGTAATCTTGTCATGTATGATAGCATCAGGCCAGCAATGCGCTCTATAACCACAGAAACCACAATTTCTAGGTAGAACCTTATTGCCTGTCTTTATTATTTCACCCGAACGACGGTATGTTTCATCCTCAGGTGAGAACTTAACAAACGGAGAGTCTTTGTCTAATAGTATGCGTACACGATTTGCCGCATCATCAAGGTACCTTTGTTTGTCGTCTTGGCTCCAATCAGGAACAGGAACCTCAAGTATTTCGCCGCTAGATTTGTTTACGACAATCCAGCCACCAAAAGGCATCTTCATAGATTCCGCATACAGGTACCCTTGCATGACATAGCCAAAGGGGTCTTCTTCAAGGAGCTTTTCATAGCCCCCTCTATACTTGTTCTTAAAGGCCCAGTCACTTGCAGACTTGATGTCCCATACCTTTTCTACGCCTGCTTCGTCGCGTAGTATTACATCAAGCGTACCTTTTATCTTATGACCCGCCAGTTCTAGTTCACAAGNTACCTGTGAATCTACTATGTCTACGCCTGCNTCTTTCATAACAAGCATAAGTGCGGCNTCTGTGAGGTCACCATACATAAAGCGAAATACTGCATTGTATTCCATCTCTTCGGTTACACCGTCCCTATCAAGCATCTGCTGACACAACGGGCGACCTAGACCAGACATACGGATGTACCATTGCCTCTTCTGCCGCTTTAGCTGTTTCTTTGCAGACAAATAACAGTCTTCTTTGAACTCATCAAGAGATGCAGGGGAGACATCTAGTTCCCCCCTGCTAGCCTTATATAGAAAGTCTTGTATGTTAAGCGACGTTAGCATCTGCAAAATCATCCGCTAAGTCAACATCAGAGTCGCCCATAACCATCTTCATGGACTCTTTGCTTTTATCGGCAACGTAGTTGTTGTGAGCAGATACAGTCTCTGCAAACATCTTCATAAGGGCCTTGTCTTCATCCGTAATATCAGCGGAGTCGCCAAGAGTAGGAGAAGGTACCCAGTATGTTACACTGCCCTTCTTCTGCTTAGAAGTGTTAAGTACAATCTCACACCGTTGCATAATCTTGGTCTGCTTAGACAAGCCTTCAATAAAGTTACTGATTGGCATGAAGCCTGACTTCTTAAAGTAAGCAACCATAGGCCTACGGTCAATCTGTACTTCATCGCCCTCTGCTGTTTTAAAGGTGCCAGAAATCTGACCATAGATTACCTGATTACATACAGCCGCACGAGAAATCATCTGCTCTTCTTCCGAAGCTCTTTCTTCCTCATCTCGTGAGAGTCTGCCGCACTTACTTCCGCCCTCTGTGTCGAGAAAACTTCCGCCCAATGCTACCTTCTGTACAGACTTGGAGGCAAACGTATTGTTCTCTGCATCCCAGCGACTATACTCATACATGCGTAGGATAGGTCTGAGGATAACACTAGGAGCATACAACGCCTGCCCATCAATAGTGATTCTCCAGTGACCACGAGTAAGGGACGTACCATCGTCCGTTTCTGTGTCATAGTTAATGTTTAATCTAGGCAGTCCCGTCTGTTTAGGCTGAGAGGATTGTCCCGATGCCTTCATAAGTGCTGCTTCGTCGTTTGTATTAAATGCCTGTACGATTGAGTCCAGTTCGTCCATTACTGCCAATTCATTCTGTCCCATGATAACTCCTATGTTTATGGGTTGTAGATAGATTCTACAGGATTACTTCCTGCAAGTCAAGCCAGTTATGACCTATTTTTAGTTCTATGTCAACTGGCATGTCGTAGTCTATGTCGTATCTTTTCTTTGCTTCTTCAGGTATCGCTAGCATAGCTTCTGTCATCAGCTTGATACATATGTCTTTCTCGTCGGGGTGTACGTCCATGACGATAGAGTCGTGTACTGTGTTGCAGATTACAGAGCGTATGTTTTCTTGTTTTATCATACGATGTAAACGTACGAGACATATAGGTAGCAGGTCAGCCGTTGCAAATCCTTGGACAGGATAGTTACATATAGCAGTACGATTGGTAGCCGTACCCCACTCTGTCCACTTACATCCGGGAAATGCGTACTGTCTGCCAGACGGCAGGGATATCTGTTTGTGCTTTACTGCTTCTTTTTGCAGTTCNTCATGCCAGTCTTTTACCCCAGCATACTTCTGCTTAAACGCACGATAGTATCTTTGTTGTGCGTCCGTACCCGTAGTGCCGCCATAGAGCGGTTTAAAGGTGTGTGCCTTGGCTTCTTGTCTGCTACAGCCAATGACACTGGCGGTATAGCTGTGAACGTCTGTGCCTTCTTGTACGTCGTTGTAGGCCTGTTCGTCTTTGGCTAAGAACCCTGCCACACGAAACTCTAGTTGCGAGTAATCTCCTTCCAAAACATAACCACCTTCGAAGCGACTCTCGACCACTTTGCGGATTGCAAATGTTGAACCTCGTGGCATATTCTGGAAGTTTGGATTGCGAGACGAAAGGCGACCCGTCGCCGTAACACACTGCATGAACTCAGGGTGTATGAAACTATTCTCATCAGCATTGTTTTGCATCCCTTCTACAAAGGTACTGAGGTAGGTACGCAGAGCGTTGTATCGTACGTATGCCTGCACAAAGTCTCTTGCACTACCGTCTAGCCCTGATACGTGGTCCTCTAAGGTTGTCTTGTCAGTCTTAAAACCAGCAGATGCAGTGTCAGCCGCATTACGAGGTATCATCTTAAACCCTGCGACCTCACCTGTGTTTCTATATATAACACCTGCACCATTACATGGCTTGCATACACGAAGGATTTTGCTAGGTGTGCCATCTTTCTTAACAGGGCGATTACGCCCGTGGCCTAAACATCCTGCACACCGCTCACCTCGTGTCTTGTATATAACTTCTGTGAGCGCACGTACATTGTTCTTAAATTCTGTGGTCTTCATCCGCGTACGCATCTTGGGTTTCTTTGTAGAGCCACGCATCTCGTGTCCTAGATTAAACACGGTAGACCACAGCTTCTTGTCTTTTACTTTACGAGAGTACAACAGCATAGACCTATCGTCAGGGCTTGCAAGGTTGACAGGTGTGTCTCCCATTGCATCCCGCGCAAGACTTTCTAGACGCAGTTCTAACTCGTGCATCTCTGTCTCGTACTCTTCTTTAATCTCTTGTAGTGTGTCAGGGTTTATCTTCAGACCTTGGTATTCTATGTCTGCAAGAACCTCAGTCATTTCAAGCGATAGCTTTAATGTGGGTATGAGTTGGTTTTCCACTGTATAATTCCTCAAAGGTAGTGCCAAAGGCTTTCATCTGTTCTAATGCAACATGCTCCGTAGCGGCAACATCTGCTTTACCATACTCTTCTACAATGTCCCAAGGTATATCGTAGAATGTCGTACCGCTCTTTAGATATGGTGCAACAAGGTCTTTCTCTTTCTGTACGCCGCCATACTTCTCTGCAATAGCCGCAAGACCAAGAGGCCAGCGTCTTGCCTTGGCAAGTATGTATTCGGCAACCATCGTATCGTAGACAGGCCCATCGTACTTAAAGCCGCATGATTTAGCCCACTGTAAGTCAAACTTTATGTTTTGTCCAACAACAACGTCAGCTAGATTAAGTGCGTCTTGAAATATATTGAACGCATCTTTACTAGGCTCGCGGTCTGCATGATGAAAGCAAAGATACATAACGGGGTTGCCCATCCACTTGAAGCCTATAGATACTAGGCGGTTGCCAAAGTGCGGTAGTGCTGTTGTTCCGCCGTTGGGTTTATGTTTGTGGGTTGTCTCCACATCATACGTCAGTATACGCATAAGTTATCTCCTCTCTAATCTCTATGTCCGTACCACTCTACGTTGTCAATACCCTGTTCGATTATACAGCCCATAGGGTCTTCATCGCACATAGGATAGCTAGGACATCCTGAGTGTGGGTCTACCCACTCAAACCAAAGAACCTTGTACATTATAAAGTGTTTTACACAATCAAACGGACGATGTACAAAAACCAAACGAAGATATTCTGGCAAAGTAAACGGCCTACCTTCACTGAAGTTTATACATTCACCGTTTATAGCGTAGTACAAATACTCCATTTCCATTGCTATTCTGTCATGTATGAAGCATGTAATAGGCCATAATGTTTTGTATTTAAGTTTCTCAGGGTCAGATTCCTCTACCTCGAATTTCTCGTCTATCCAGCTCACAAAGTTTTTAAGTACCTCGCTGGTTTTGTATAGCCATTCACAGCTTGGATTATCAATCTTCATCAGTAATAAACTCCCTTCGCAATATCTATCTGTGCGTTAATCATACCATGCCACCCGTTAATTTTATTCTTAGATATACAGATGTGGCGTACCGTATTCTCTATCTCGCTTGAGCCTGTCTTGCCGATACCAATGATGATGTCAGCCTCGCCAGCCTTGCCCGTCTTACTGTTGTCCATCATAGCGTAGTCAATGAACTGTCTGTCGTGGGCATCGTTGCTAGCTTGACTTACTGCCCAGAACAAAAGGTTATTACGTTTGGCTATCTCTCTGCCGTTGACGTATATTTCTTTCAGCTTCTCATCGCCACGGTTATACTCACCAGATATTCTAAACTTGTCAAGCTGGTCACAGAACATAACGTCTGGCTTGTTTAACTTAGCGTACTCGTTTATCTCCTCTACGCTTGTGCCTACAGAAGACATGATAGTAAAGTAAGGCGCAACCTTTTCTTCGTACAGCGGCACATACTTGTCTCTATTGTTGTTAAGCTCTTCTCTTGTCACCTCGAAGTACGACTGAATGAGGCGTAACTTAATCTTCTTGGCAGGCTCTTCGTTAGAGAAGTACACAACCTTATTGCCTGCACGTACGTAACTTGCAGCTAGGAAACAACAGAATGTAGTCTTACCCACCTCTGGACGAGCAAAGATAATACCTAGATTACCTCTGTCTAACCCCTGTATCTCTTCTGCAATAAGGTCAAACTCGAAAGGGAAGTCTGATTCTCCTGATTGCTCATCAAGCAACTCATCAAGGCTAGAGTTTTCTACCTCGTATGTTGTCTTGTCACTTATCCTGCCATCTTCGACAGACTCAATCATCCTTTTTAGTTCACCAAACTCTTCACTTTCACCCGTGAATATCTCAATGGCCTTTTCCCCGATGATACGGGCGCGGTCACGCAACCAGAAGTTGTTGACCAACTCCATGTGCAATTCAACGTTGTCGGGTGTGCCTGCGTTTAGCTGGTGTATCAGTTCCTGCACACCGTTTCTTGCGCTATCAGGCATCGCAGGATACTTGTCATTGAACAGAACAGCCAATTCACCTACGGTTATGTCGTTGTTGTAGGTAGTGTGGTGGTATGTCAGTGTGTCAAATATATCACGCATCTCTCTCTGAAACATGTCCCTACCAAGAACATTCATAGACCGACTGAAGAAGTCGTTACTAAGACAGAAGCCTAGTATCTGCTTATCAATCGAGGTGGAATCGTACAAGGTCATCCCTTTTATTTCCTTCCATGTTTTTTAAATCGGTTGTCAGTATTACTAATTTTGTCGAGACGGTATTACGCAGAGTGCGAACCATGTCAAGTGCTTTGTCCGTAGCATCTTTGTCAAGTGCGACAAAAACCTTACGGTAATTTTGTAACAAAGATACGTGTTCATTTAAAAGATTAGTACCTAGCAATGCCACGCCTGTAGTCAGATGAGAAATGGCACATGCTGAAGCGCAATCTTCCACAACAAAAGCACTATCTCCTGTGCCACAGACGAAAGGGTGTTTACTATTACTGTATCGGAACCACTTAGGCTTTCTACCATCTATCGCTCTCCCTGCGGCATCGACAATTTGTCTGCCGTTCTTCACAACGTATGCAACACGGTTGCGTTTGAAGTCGTACCTAATGTCAGCCCTACCAGAAAGGTAGGAATCATAGGCACTTACAGAGCGAACATAAAGCTCTGCATCAACGTTGCGAGACAGACTTACAAAGGTGTCGGGCAACTGGTATGTTTCGTCCGGTGTTTTGTCAGGTGTTTGTTTTTGTAATCTGCGAGACAAAGCGTGTTTGGCAAAGTCTTTTGTCAGGGTCACACCTGTTTTACCTCGCACGTTGCAGTCAGCGTGAAAACAGAACCACAACCTTTGTAGTCCGTCATCACTAACACTGAACGTGTTTGTTTTATTACATACAGGACAATCCGACCTGTACCTTCCTAGAGCAGGTATGTCTAGGGATTCTACATAACTTGTCAGCCAAGCTGGTGAACTCATGTCACTCTCCATGTCAAAGACAGACACAGTACTACCTGAGTAAAAAAATATTGTCAACCAGTTTATAGGTGTTGACAGATTTGTCAGCACGTGATATTACAGGGGATAACCTTTTGGGAAAACCTACTATGAATAATAAAAGTAAAATAAACCCTATTAGTAAAGACCTATATACTAGTAAATATACACAAAGGGTGGTAGGTAGTAAGAAGAAACCTAAACAACTTGAATTTGACTGGGAAAGTGAGTGGGGTGATGCCACGTCCGAACAAGATACTAGAAGAAACCAAAGCATACAATCTGAATCTAAAGACGACTGACTACGATAAGTTGTCAGCTATAGCACACGAAGAGAGTGCGATTCACAACATGCAGGTTAGTGTAGCAGACTTGATGCGGGAAGCTATTGATATTTATTTAAGTGCAAACGAGGAAGATGATGAAGCCGAATCTGAATAATATAAAATACGAACAACGGGAATACGACGAGGCGTGGCAGATACTTATTCCTGCCAGTGTTGTCAGGCTTGGCATTACAGACAAAGAACTTGTCAGACAGGGTAAAGCAGTTGACTTACCAAAGTGGGTAGCAGTTTTTGTCACCCCAGAACACAAAAATATGAAGAAATGGTTTGACACGAACAAACAAACCGTGTTAAAACTAATGACACTCTACGAAGTCGCATAGCTTTTCTCCTTTCTATATGCACCGTATAGTGCCTTTCTGTTGTGGTTGACAGAAGAGCGGGGTTACCTTTCGGGGTGGCCCCGTTT